TGGATTGCCTGACTGTCACGGTCATGCCCCCGAGGCCGTTGTCACCTGCCGTGGGGACGACAGCCACGACGCCGTTCGGGAAGGCGGTCGGGAACACGATGGTCCCGACCCCGGACACCAGGGTGACGACGGCCGAACCGGCGGCGAAGAGGAACGCACCTCCGGGTAGCGCCGGCGCAGCACCGACCGAGGCGCCCCCGACCGCGAACATCCGCGGGTTGGTCAGCGGACGCCACACCGCACCGTCCCATGCCTTCGCGATGTTCGTGTCCGTCTCGTAGATCTCCATGCCCAGGTACGGCGATGTGGGCCGGGCTGTGGACAGGCATGGGACGACCCCGCCGAGGGCGGTGGTGAAGACCCGCAGGTCGGTGATCGCGCCGGTCGTGATGGTGCTGACGGCCGCCGCGACGACCACCCTGGCGAGCACGAGGCTGTTCGCCGGCAGCGCCGGGTCGACGGGCGATGCCGCGGGACTGCCGGTGACGACCTCGAACGCGAGCCGCCGGGAACCGACAACGACGGTCTCGCTGTACATCCGGGCGATGATCAGGTCGTTGCGGGGGTTCGTTGCGTCAGCAGCGGCGATCGCCAGGTTCAGGGTGCCGTCGTTGCTGCCAGCGAACATGCCCTGCGCGAAGCTCTCCGAGCCGTCGATGAAGACCTGCCCGGCGGCGACGTTCACGCTCATGTTCGGGGTGCCAAGGGCGGTCGTGAGCAGGTCGCCGGCACCCGGGCGGACCCCGGAGCGGGCTGAGAGGACAGCATCGGGGGTGCCAAGGGCGGCGGTGAGCAACCGCAGGTCCTGCCCTGGGACGGCAACACCGTCGATGTAGGTCACGGCACGGGCGGTCATGGCGGCCTCTCTAGTAGGCGCTGCGGAAACGCAGCGTCATCAGTGACCCGGTCGCGACGCCGGCGGGGAGGTAGAACACGTCCGAGTCCCCAGGTGGCAGGTCCCACCAGGTACCGGACATTGCGGAGCGACGGGAGGCGGTCCCGCCGAGCAGGACAGTCTTGGCGTCGGTGTCGATGTCGACGAACTCACCCGCGGCGAGGGGTATCCCGATCGTGAGGGTTCGTTGGGTGGTGGCGTTGAGGAGGCTGAAACCGGTGCTGACCGGGCCGGCTACCCGGAAGATCGGGGGGGTGCGGAGCAGTCCACTGTTGGTGGCCTTGACGTGTCCCCCAACGGACGAGCCTCCTGGGGTCAGGGGGGGTGTGAGCGGGGGTGTGAGGCCAGTGCCGGTGGCCGTCCCTGGGCCGGTGGTCAGGACGGTCTCGGTGGCCGCGTAGAGCCGCGAGTCGGGGCACTCGAAGTCGAACGCGGCCCGGATGATCCCGAGGGACAGGTCAGTGTCGGTGGGGATCTTCCGCCGACGTACCCGGCCGTTGACCTGCAGGGCGGGGAGACCGGGGATACCGCTGATGAGCAGCACCCCCGCCTGGGTATTGAGCAGCGCCGCGCGCAGCTGGTTGAGGGTCGTTGCGGGTACGGCGGGGCGGCTGTACGTGTCAACCTCGATGGTGCGGCCGCCGAGGAGGTCATCGCCGAAGTCGAGGCCGTCACTGCCCGCGCGGGGGCTGTCGAAGGTGCGGATGTCGGGAAGGTCGTCGAGGCCACGAACCTGCGTGATCCGGACGGTCTGCCCGGCGCCGAGGAGGAGGCCGTTGACGGTGACAGTGAGCGTCGAGAGGAGACTGGTGCCGCTCACCCTCGGGTCATCCAGCCGAGCTCGGTGACAAGCTGCTGCGGGGTCGCGCTGGTGCCCTGGAGAATGATGTCACCGGTCTGGACCGTGCGGCTGTTGTTCGCACCCGCGCTGCCACCGGTCCCGCTCTGGCCGGCGGTCTCAGCCCTGACCATGTGGCTCTGCAACATCCGGCCCGTCAGCGCCGGCGTGGACGGGCCCAGGAGCGTGACGGTGTCGAGCGCAGTCTGGTGCTCCTTGGCTTTCACCTGCTCGAGCTGGGCGTTGAGCTGCATCCACTCGTTGCTGTACTCCTCCAGCCCTGCCATCCGCCTCGTGAGGCTGGCCTCTTCCTCCGCCGCGGTGGCCAACCCGAGCTGGTAGCGGTTGTCCATCAGTTGCGCGTCGTGCGCCGCTGTGTCCTTCTTGACCTGCTCGATCTGCTGGTTGACCTGCATCCACTCGTTGGAGTACTTCTCCAACCCGGCCAGGCGTGCCGTCAGGCTCGCAATTTCCTGCTGCGCACTAAGCACGCCCATCTGGTAGCGGTTGTCGGTCAGCTGCGCGTCGTGCGCGGCCACGTCCTTCTCGATCTGCGCGCGCTGCTGGTACAGCGCGGTCCACTCGTTGCTGTACTTCTCGAGCTTCGCCATCCGCTTGGTGAGGCTGGCCTCCTCAGCCTTCGCGCTGACCATGCCGAGCTGGAATCGGTTGTCGTACAGCTCGTTGAGCTTCGCTGTCCTCGCCGCATCCCGATCCTTCACTGCGATGAGACGCTCGATCGCGGCGCGCTGCGAGTCGATCTTCGCGGTCTGGTCGAACGCCTTCAGGGCATCCCGGGCAGCGACGATGTCCTGCTTGCTGTGGGCGTGCCGCAGATCCGACAGGAGCTTCTCGCGCTGCGCGACATGGTCGAGCTTCGCCAGGTAGGCGTTCCACGACGCCGCGAGGGCACGGATGTCGTCCGCTGTACCGCCGTGCCGGACGATGTTCAGTGCCTGACTGGAGGCTGAGCCACCGCGCGGGTTGTAGTTCACCAGCCCGCCTGCTGCGTAGCCGTTCACCAGGCCACCGGCGGCGAAGCGGGGGGCGGCGTTGATGGCCTTCAGCAACGGCAGGTTGTGCTGGGTCGCGTTGGCGTTCACGACGAACTCGCCCGTCGAGGCGTGGATCAGCATGCTGTCCGACGTGCCGGTCCCCGGGCCCTCGAGCAGACCACCGGCGGCCTTGTGCGGGAACAGGACCTTGTGCGGGTCAACCGGACCCTGCGCGGCTTTCGGGGTCGGGAGGAGCGGCGCTACCAGCAGGGCCGTCGCGTTCCCGACCCGGTCGAGTTCGGCGGCGAGTTGCTGCAACGTCTGCAGTGCCTTGTCCGCGCCCTGCAAGGTGACAGTGGGCGTCAGGTGTTTGGTCCCAACCCTGTCGAGGGCACCGCTCAACATGTCGGTCTTGCCGATGAGCTTCTCGACCTTCCCCCGCAGCGCATCAGCCTGCGCCTGCGTCAGCAGGCCCTGCGACACCCACGCCTGCATCTGCTGGCTCATCTGCCCGACCGACGTCGACCCGGTCGTGATCGCCGCAGCGAGCCCATCAGCTGATGAGGTGACGTCGACGTTGGCCTTCGCGAGCGCGAACAACGCGTCGGACGCTTCCTTCGACCCGCGGCCGTGCTCGGTCACGGCCTTGGTCAGCGCGGCCTGCGCGTCGATCTGCCCGGACAGGGCGCTCTGCAACGCGAACACCGGGTCGGTAAGGGCCTTGAGCGCATCGGCCTGACCGAGCAGCGCATCGGCTGCGCCCTTCGCAGCCACGGCCTGGTCGTTGATTTTCCCGGTCGTCTTGTCGATGGCCGTGGCAGCGTTGCCGGAGGTGACGACGACCTGCCCGAGGGCGTCGTAGTAGCCGCTGAACCGCTTTTGGATGTCGGCCTGGCTCATGCCGGTGGACCCGAGCGCCGCAGCGATGTCCTTGAACGCGGCGTTGGCCTTGTCAGCGTGGCCGCCGGCGACCAGCCCCGCGAGGGCCTTGTCGAGCGCCTCGATGTCGGCTCTGGCTTCCTTGACGGTCCGGGTTCCGGTGGACCATTCGAGGTGGGCGAAGTCCCACATGCTCGCGCTCTTCCCGGCGTCGTCGATCTTCCCGCGCAGGTCGGAGAAGTCCTTGCCGGTGACCCGCAGCAGCTCCCCGGTGGTCTGGCCGCTCCCAGCGAGGGTCAGCAGACTCGCGGACAGCGCATCGACCTGCGGGGCGCTCTTCTGCCCGGCATTGTTGATCGCGTCGACCAGTGCCTGGATGCCATACACGGCACCGGCGATCGCCGCGCCTTTCCCGATTCCACCGAGGGCCCGGCGGGCACCGACAGCCCCACCTGTCATGGTCTTCAGTGCCTCGTCGAGCGCGGCGATCTTCGGGATCAGGACGAGCGCCCCACCAGCGACGAGCAGTGTCGCGCCAGCGATGCCCGTGAAGGCCGTCGCTGCGCCCTGCGCCGCCGGCGGAAGGTCGATGTACGCCCCGACAACGTCGTTCGCTGCCTGCGTCATCGACCGGAGGGTGTCGTTCGCCGTCGACCCGCTCTTGATCAGCGCCGTCTCGAGGGAACCCTTGAGGTTCTCGACGTCCCCACTGAGGTTGTTCATCTTCTTCGCAGCCAGGTCGGCGGCGTAGCCGTTCTGGTTGACCGCGGCTGTCCACGCCTGAATGTCCTGCGCCCCACCCTTAAACAGGATCCGGGCCGCGGTCAGCTGCTCGTTACCGAAGATCCGGCCGAGCGCGTTCGACCGTTCCTTCTCCGTCAGGCCACCCATGGACGTCTGTAGCTGCCCGGCGACGCCGTCGAGGCCGATGAACTTCCCGGACGCGTCGAAGACGCTGATCCCGAGCCGGTCCATCTCCTTCTGGGCCATCTTCGACGGGGACGTGAGGGCGCTGAGCACGCCACGAAGGGAAGTACCGGCCTGGTCGGCGAGGACCCCGCTCTGCGCGAGCTCCGCCAAGGTGCCGACGACCTGGTCGATCGACACACCCATCTGGGCGGCAATAGGACCGACGTACTTCAGCCCGACTGACAGGTCCTCGACGCTGCCGAGGGCCTTGTTCGCACCGGCGGCGAGGAGGTCCGCGATGTGCGGGACGTCCTTGCCGGCAAGGCTGAACTGGACCATCGAGGTCGCGGCGATCTCCGCAGCCCGGCCGACGTCGAGCTGACCGGCCGACGCCAGGTTCAGCGCACCCGTCAGGCCACCGCCGAGGATGTCCTTGACCGCGACGCCGCCCTTGGCGAGCTCAGCCTCCGCGCGGGCGGCGTCGTTGGCGCTGAACACGGTGGCCTTACCGGCCTGCAACGCCGCGTCGGACAGCAACTTGAGCTGCTTGACGTTCGCGCCGGACACCGCACCGACCTCGGACATCTGCTTCTCGAACTGCATCGCGCCCCGCGCGGCGAGCGCGAAGCCGGTGAGGAGCACCCCACCCATGACGAGGCTGCCCCGGCCGAGGTCCGACATGGACTGACGGGACTTCGTGGTCGTCGCGTGGACCTGGTCCCCGAGGGCCTTCGTCTTCTTGCTCGACTCGGTGTAGGACTGGTCGAACTGGCTGTTGATCGCCTTGAGGACGACAGTCACGGTCCTGGTCATGACTGCCCCCTCTCTGTGGCTAGGTGCGGTAGACCGCGATGTGGATCCCGGGTTCGGTGTTGGCATCGCGCAGGTCGGCCTGCGCCTTGCCCTGCTCGGAGCAGGCGTGGCAGGTCAGGAGCCGGGTGCTGTAGTGCCCCTCAGCGTCGGGGTGCATCGACTCCGACCTGGGTTGCCCACACCCCGAGCACAGCTCGTCCTCCTCGGCTTGGAGGGCGAGGGCGGCGGTGGTGTCCTCGGGGAGGAACAGTGGCTCGCCTGGGGCGGGCCAGGGTCGTCCTAGGAAGATGCTTCGGGGGAGGCCGTGGTCCCTTGCGCAGCGGGTTTCTGCTCGGTACCCCGAGCTAGCGCGAAGGCGGCTTCGGATAAAGGGATGTCCGAGCCTCCGGTGTTCGCCCGGTTGCAGGTGGCCCACAGTCGGTTCCACTGCGCATCACCGATGCTGTCGCCGTCCCGCAGCTGCTCGAACTGGGCGAGGGTGGCACCGGTCGGGCTGGTGCAGCACGCGGCCATCGCTGCGGCGGGGAACGTCTCGCCGTCGAAGTCGCGGCCGGCTTCCTTGTCGCTGTCCTTCGGTGGGTGCTGCGCGACCAGGTCACGCCAGGCACGCCGGCCGAGAGCCTGGAACACGAACTCGGTCTCTGCCGCCCTGGCCTGGTCGGTGAGCTCGACGATCCGCGCCGCGATCGGCGGTGCCTCCGGTAGCCGATTCTCGTTGGCGTCGAACAGCTCCGCCTCAGCGAGCTCGTAGCTGAGCTTCTCGATCTCGGCAACGAGATCACCGCGCAGGCACACGCGGCAACGCTTGACGACTGGCTTAGCCGCCTCGAGGGCACTGCTCATGCTGACAGTGCCCTCGAGGGCGTTCCCCCCCATCTCAGTCATCAGGCGACGGTCGCGGACATCTTGGGCTCGGCCCGCACCGCGATGTCGGCGGTGAACTTCTGCTTCGCGTTCTCCGCCGTCGGCATCGGAACGCGCTCACCGCACTGCACGTCCGGCCACACGTAGGCCTTCACACCCGTGGCCTTCGCCGCGAAGGGGCACACGACGATCGCGCCGGTCGCGAAGTCCGACAGGGTCGTGTAGGCGGTGTCCGAACCGCCGACGCTGTCGCGGTAGGCGGTGACGCCGAGCTGCGACGTCCAGGTGCCCATCGACTGGTCCTTGAACGTGGTGCTCAAGTCCCCACCGTCGACGCGACTGTTCGCGACGCCCGGGTTGAACCCGTCCTTGGGGATCCAGGCGGTGAGCTCGACGCCGGCGTTGATCTCGGCGACGGTGGGGGCGTTGGCGTTCGCGGGCGACGCCGGGAGCCAGTAGACGTGGTAGTTGCCGTCGAAAACAAGCCTGGCCATCAGATCTCCTCAGTGCTGGTGGTGGCCAGTTCGGCCTCGGTGGTGGCCGGTTCGGCCGGATTTGGCTGTGCCTCAGTGGGAGTGCCGGGGTCGGTTTCGTGGGGGCCGATGATCCGCTCGAGGGCGGCGACGAGGGTCTTCCGGTTCTTGCCGGCCTGCTCGGCTTCGAGGGCTGCAGCGGCGAACAGCGGGTTGTCACCGACGGACTCGAGGATCTGGTCCCTCGTCATCTCCGCCTGCGTCTCCGCGGCGGGTACGGCCGGTGGGGGCGGTGGGGCGTCGGCATCGACCCATCCGCGTAAGGCGTACGTCGGGAACGCCTCCGGGTCGACGTGGGCGTCGATGTCGAGCTCGGGGTGGTAGATGCGCATCAGCTGGGCCTCTTCCTAGAGGGTCAGGGCGGCGACGGTGACCGACGCGGTGGCGGAGTAGGTCAGGGCGGCGTTGTCACCGAACAGGGCGTTGGTGAGGGGCCCGATGAACCGGTCGGCGCCGGCGGGGACGGCCACGGTCGCGTCGGCGATCGCGAGGCCACCGACGGTGCCGGGGGTGGTGATGGTGACGGTGACGCTGACGCCGCTGCCGTTCTTGACGTGCGCGAACACGCGGTCGCCGGAGGCGATGGTGTCGCCACCACCCGACGCGGCGGAGTAGGTAGCGGTGGTGCCGGCGATCTGCACGACCTGAGGGGCAAGGGCTGACATGTGTCCTCCTGGACGGGGGTCGAGCGGATCGGATGGTCGGCGTTGCTGGGGCTCAGCTGGGGGTGTTGAACGCGCGGTACAGGTCGATCGCGTAGAACAGGACCGGTGGGGCCTTGTGGTCCGCCTGGATCGGGCGTTCGAGCTCGAGTCGCACCGGCCCGACCTGACGGCCAGAGACGGTCAGGAACGTTCCGAGGACCCGTCCGCGGACGAGGGTCCGGAGGCTGTCGGCCTGATCGCGGGTCCGGCCCACGTAGGTGACCTGCGTGCTCGGCCACGCGTCGCTGTCGAGATCAGTGGCGTCGAGACTGCCGTCGACCTGGCCGGTGCCTTGCGGGTAGACGACGGCGTAGGGCTGCTCCAACCGCCCCATGTCGTCGTACCCGACACCGTCCGGGGCCTGCGCGTCGCCGGTGAGTGGCCACGCTGCCTTGACAGCGGCGAAGAACGCGGCGTTGTGGGTGCTGCCTGGGTAGGCCCTGACAGTCACAGCAGGTCGTCCGCGACCTGGCCCAGAGCGGCCTCGAAGTTGGGGGCGTGCCGATCGAACGCGGGTCCCATGTACGCGGCCGGGGCCTGGTGCGCGGTGCCGTACTCGACGTAGGCGCCGTACTCGGCGGTCGGGCCGATCTCGGCGTCCATGTCGCCCGGGCGCAATGCCCGGTCCTGCCCGACCGGGCCGCTCCCGATGCTGCCCTTGAGGTTCCCGGTGTCGACGGGCACGAACGCCTGCGCGGTGGCCTGGATGTCGGCGGCGCTCTTCCTGACGACCGCGCTGGCCTTGACGGTGCTCTTCGGCCCGATCAGCCCGAGGTCGACCGACAAGCGGTTGAGGTCTCCGACGCCCTCCACCCAGACGCTCACGGCTGGGGCCGGGTCTCGTTGTCTTCACACATCAGGTGCCGCTCGGCCTGGTACTCACCGAACACCACACTGACGATCCGGAAGACCCGGCCGAGGAGCCTCGGGTCGGCTGTGGTGGTCATCTTCATCAGGTCCCCTACCTTCACGGTTGGGGCGGTGATGGGGATGGTGACCTGGTTCTCGGTGAGCGTCATGGGCTGCTCACCTGCGGGGACGACGTTCGCGGCCGCGCGCGACTTCGACTGGTACCGGCAGGACGTCTCACCGAGCAACTGCGGGGGTTCGCTGGTGTACTCGAGGGTCACCGGGTCCATGACCTGCTCCGTCACTGGGCGGAGGAGCTGACAGCGACCCAGCTGCGCGCGCTCGGCGACGGAACGGATCCCGGTGAGCATCCGTGGGTGCACGACCGGGGTACCAGGCCGGGGCACTACAGCAGCCCGTCGCTGACGCTGACCTCGAACGAGCGGCGTTGGGTGAGGGCCGGCTGCCCAAGGTCGGTTGTGAACTCGACGGCGCCACCGAGCTCGTAGTAGTGCTGCTCCCGGAGGGCCTCGGCCTGGTCGTGGAGGGTCTTCGCAACAGCGGGCCCGTCGGTCTGCAGGTCCAGTGTGCGGATCCGCTTCGAGACGAGCGCCTCGTTGCTCGCGAGCACGTCGAGGGCCTGTGCGGCGGCGAGCTTCACTGCTCCCTCGAGGGTGAGGAAGGACTGGATCTGGACGTCGCTGAACGTGGGGGGCGTGTCCAGGTCTGAGATGAGGAGCCGGACGGTGTCGATGTCAGTCATTTGCGGCTCTCTCCGCGGCGGACGACTGCTCTCATGACGGCCTCCGGAGGCTGGGTGGGCGACTTAGATCTGGGCTCAGTGGGCGAGCACGAAGTTGCGCATCCGGTCGTAATCTAGGGTTGAAGCGGAGTGCCCTACCGCACCGAGGCTGCGGAGCTCCGCGCCGGTGGCGGCTGCGAAGGACTGCGCGATCGTGGGGTCCGCGATCGGATCGTTCGTCGAGTACCAGACCTGGATCGGGAGGGCCGCGAGGGCAGCGCGGTTCGCGGTCGTGTTCGGGTCGTGCGTGGGCAGCGCCGCGACGTACCCTGCATGGTTGCCGTAGGCCGTGTCGATGAAGGCGGCGATGTCACCGGGGGTGCTGATCTGGCGGTTGTCGTGCAGGTCGGCGAGGGAAACAGCCGGGAGCACGAGGACGATCGACGCGACCTTCGTGGGGTTGCTGATCGCCCAGTTCAGGACCGTCAGGCAGCCCATCGACCCACCGTAGAGGGAGACCTTGTCGGTCATCGCACCGGGCTGCGACATCATCCACGTGGCGGCGGCGGTCATGGCCGTCCGGCTCGTGTCGTTGCCCCAGGTGCTCGGCCCGCCGAAGTCGGACGTCAGGACTGGGAACCCCAGGCACACCTCCAGGGGCTCCTTCCTGTACGTGACGAGGTAGGCGTCCGCACCGGCGCCGTACCCGTGCGCCATCAGGACGCCACGACGAGGACTGCTGACAGGGGTGCCGGTCCACAGGACCGACGTCTCGGAGGGAGAGTACGACCCGACCGAGCGGAGCGTAGCGACCACGTCAGGCTCCGAACGCCGTCAGCCGTGGCAGGTAGTCAGCGGTCTGCATGATCGTGGCGCTGGCCCCGGTGCCGCCCACCGTGTAGCGCACCTTGTAGGTGTAGGTCCCCGCCGCGAGCGGCGCACGGCCGCGGATGTTAATGGTGCCGTACTCACCGCCCGCTGGCGTCGTGGACGTCCACACCCCGACGCTCAGTGCCACGTTGGCCGAGTCAGAAATCAAAGGGAGGAAGTAGCCGATGCCGCTGGTCGTGGTCATCGTGACCAGCGGCAGCACGAGCTCGAGGTAGACGGTGCGCGCCGCCGCCAGCGTGAAGGTGACGGACAGGCCGGGGATGTCAGTGCGGGCCGCCGCCGTCAGACCTGGCACGGGCGACCCGAGCGCGGCGGTCGCCAGCTCTATGCCAGCGACGGACCCGACGGCGGCGGCGACCTGCAGCCAGGCCGCACCGTTGGTCTCGTAGAGCGTCCCGCCGTTGTCGTCGGTGGCGAAGTAGTACTTGCACGTCCCCGCAGCAGCAGCGGGGCGGCCCGCGAGCAGGCCGGTCAGCGTTCCGTAAGAGCCATCTGCGTCCGTTTTGGTCAGGGGCGTGCGGTCGGTCGGTGCCGTCCCGAAGTAGGCATCAGCCTCGGCCTGCGATGCGCTCACCCACCCCCGCGGTGCCCACAGATCGGTGAAGTCCGACGCTGACACCAGCGCGACCTGAGACAGCCCCACATGCTTCATGAACATGAGCTGCTAGCCCTTCGCTGGACGGCGCACGCTGGACTTCTTCGGTTCCACCAGCTCGACCTGCTCACCGGCCTGAGCCGGCTCCCCACCCCGCGCAGATGCCAGGTCAGCCCGGAGACCGACCAGTTCCGTGTGGACCGCTGCGAGCAGCTCGTCCGTGACGGTGCGCGGGGTAGGGAGCTTGGCCATCAGACGCCGGTGCCGTTCGACACAGCCGCCGCGATCGGGTCGATCGTCGTCGACCCCAGGACGTGCCGGCACCGGTAGGCGATGTCGTCGTTCTCGAACGACCCGTCCTCCGGGGCGACAGCGCCACCACCGAGCCGGTTCCCACCATCAGCCTTGATCCGCAGGTCCGGGGTCTCATGACCACGGAGGAACCCCATGACCACAGCCGGGCGGGGAGTCGACGGGAGCGGCACCAGGTACCAGGTGGTGTTCTTGTTCGCCGACGTGTCGATCACCGGGAGCCAGTGGTTCACGACGATCGTGACCTTCCCCTGCAGCCAGTTCCCGACGTTGACGCGCATCGCGGCCGAGTCCGGGTTCAGGATGATGGAGGTGGCGTTCACGATCTGGTACGCCGCGACCTGCAGCGCCGGCGGGACGACCAGAGCGAACCCGCTGATCGCGATCGGCCGGCCGTCCGGGTCGAGCCGCGACGTGATCGCGGTCAGCGCATCGGACAGGGCCTGCGTCGTCAGCGCCGGGTTCCCCGTGAGCAGGTTCGACGTCGTGCCGTTGATCACGGTCGCGCCGAACAGGACATCGTTGGGGCCGACACCATCGGTCAGCATCTGCGTCGCCGTGTAGTCCTCGGTGTCCTTCGCGCCCTGCGCCAGGCGGTTCGGGAGGTCCTGCAACGCACCCAGGTCGTCGTTGATGATGTCCTCCCACGACAGGGAGAACCGACCACCGAACTTCCCGACCGTCAGCGTGTAGAAGCCGTCGGTGGGCTTGCGCTGCGGGTACTCGTCGAGCTCGGGGACCTTCTCGAGCAGCCCTCGGCCGCCGATCAGGTCGACGAACTTCTTGGCCCGGAAGTCCATGACCGTCGTGCGACGGGCGAACTGCGGCCAGATGCTCGGGAGCTGCTCGTACTGCGCGAGGAGCTCCCGGTCGAGGACGTCCCCGAACACGACGGGGAAGTCGCTGGTGGACAGTGCCTCCTCGAGGGCGGCGAGGCCGGCGTGACGGCCGGTGCAGGCACCCTCGAAGATGCGCAGGGCGTCGTCCATCCTGGCCAGGTGCTGCGGGCTGTACTGACGGCGGCGGCCGGTGAGCGCGGAGCCCTCGGCGACGGCCGCAGCCCCGGAAAGCAGGGTCATCTCGGTCATGTCGTGGCTCCTCAGTAGCCGATGCGAACGCGGATGGTGGCGGTACTGCCAGCGGTGATGAGGTTGCCCGTCTGAGTGGGCAGCCCCATCGCGACGCCGTAGCGGACCCCGGTGGCCTTCTTCGACAAGGGCGGGGTGTCGCCAGCGACGTAGTAGATGACGTCGCCGGCGGCCACGGCGCTGTTACCGCCGGCGTTGACGCCCTTCACGGACACCTCGACGACGCCCTCGAACTGCACGGACGTCTTCGTGGCGGCGTTCCCCCCACCGCCCATCGAGGTGATGGCCACGCCGGGGAGGTCCCCGAACAGGACCGGGTCGCCGCTGACGGGCGATGCGGGCTGGGTGCAGATGACGGAGAGGTTGTCGCCCTCCTCGAAGATGACGTTCTTGGCCATGTCAGGCCCCCTTCACGGTCTGGCGGCCGAAGGTTCGGGCGCTCCGGTCGTCGTAGGCGGCCTCGGTGAGCTCACCGTCGGTCGTCGTGCTGGCCCCGAAACCACGGACCGAACCGGCACCAGCGGCGGTGAGGGCCTCGGCGATCTCCGCCTCCGCTGCGGTACGGGCCGTCGTGGCCGCCGCGCGGAGCGCGCTCTCGTCGAGCTGCCCCGCCGTGTTGAGGGGCGCCGCGGCGACGAGCGCCTCAGCGACCCGGGTGTAGGTCGTCGCCGGCAGGTGGTGCCCGGTGAAGACCTCCGCCACGATGGGACGGGCAGCGGTGCGGGCCGTCGACTCGGCGAGCTGACGCTCAGCGGTCTCGGCTCGCTCGATGGCGGCGGTGCGCTCGGACTCGAGCACGGGCACCCGGCCGGCGTCCGCCTCGAGCTGGCTCAGGCGAGCCTCCTCGATCTGGGGCATTGTCCCTCCCTGGGACTCGGTGGTGGTGGACTGCCCTGCCGGGGTGACAGGGACGTAGGTGGTGCGCACCGCGACCTCGACGGAGGTGCCGGTGAGCGTCGCGGTGCTATCGCTCGCGAGCTCGAAGCCCTGCTGGTAGGTGCCGGACTGGGTGCCGGAGAGGTCGAACCAGACGAGCTGAGCGTCAGGGTCGTAGTCACGGACGTAGGCCCACTGGGTTTCGGGGATCCGGTAGGTGTCGGTGACGGCAGTGCCGAGAGCCTCGCGGGTGTCGTTCGCGCTGGCCTCGGCGACGGGAACGCCCTGCGCCTCGAGGACCTGCAGGATCGCTCCGCCACGGCCGGCCTTGGTCACGAAGTCGACGCTGAAGCACTCGTCGATCGAGGTGATCGTCGGGGAGCCTGAACGGGCGCCCTTCCGTGGGTTGGCCTCGGTCTGGCCGGAGGCGCGGATGCTGATGCCGATGTCGCCGGCCGCCTCAGCGAGCAGCGGACGGTAGGGCCCGTAGACACGGGCCTTGGCGACGACGGCACCGTTCTCCCACCGGGCGTCCTCAACCAGTGCGCCGGCGAGATCACGGACGCTCCGCTCGGGCCGCTCCGACCGCTCGCTCATGGTCGGGTGGTCGATGAACATCTGCGTGCCGCGAGACCAGACGCCGCTGTTGACGGCGGCCTCGAGGACCTCGGTCGGGTAGAAGCCGCTGCTGCCTTGCCCGGGCGTGATGATCTGCAGCTCGAACAGGCCCGACTCGACGTCGATGGCCTCGACGATGATCATCTGCCTGGACTCAGTCAGGCTCGTGCGGGTCATGCTGCCTCCAGGTGCGCCCAGGAGACGCGTCGAACGATCTGGCTGATGAGGGGCTGACTCACGGCGAAGGTCGCGGCGAGGTCGACCTGGTCCTCACGGAGGCGGGCGGCGGGGTTGTTGCTGCCACGCGACAGTCGCTCCGGGTGCGCGCGGGCCCAGTGTGCGTCTCCGCAGATCTGCCGGCCCTTCGCGACCATGTCTGCGGAGTTGTCAGCGGCGCTGCCTAGGAACAGGTGATCGGGCCGGACGCAGCTGGGGTTGTCGCAGTGATGGCAAACCAGGATGGTGGACGGGATCGGCCCGTGAACGGCCTCAGCCGCGAGCCGGTGGGCGTAGCGCATCTGCCTGCCGACCTTGTGCCATCCGTAGCCGTCGCGGTCCTTTGCGCCTGTCCATGTCCAGCAGTCGCCGGTCCGGTCGATCTTCGCCTGGTACCGGTGGGACTCCGCGATAGTGGCTTCCACGGTGCCTCCAAGGGTGGGACGATGAGGTGGTGCCGGACGATGACGACGCCGACTGCGCAGAGCACGACTTCGTGATCCAGCAGGTCCTGGCCGGCCCGGACGGTGCCCGCCTGATCCATGAGTGCGCGCGGTGCGGCGCTGTGAGCTATGAGGCGAGCCGCGCCGACGAGACCGGGACTGGCACGTAGCTGTCGCGCCACCCGTCCGTCGACCTGCGCACTGCCCACTGGTCCATCGGGAGGTCACCGGACTTCCACGCATCGAACCGGCCACGACCGAGGACCTGCAGCTGCTCGGCGGGGTCGAGATCAGCGAAGACGCTGGTCGCGTCGGGGATGACGCTCTTCGGTTCGGGGAGGTCGATCCCGAGCTCGGCCCACGTCTTGGTGAGCGGGGTCCGGGCGCACCGGCAGTTCTGATGCCCGAGCGGACCCGGCTCGTCCAGGTCGTGCTCGCTGCCGTGCATCCCGAAGCACGCAGCGCACGTCCGGGCCCCGAGCTGCGCGGTCCACACCCACCCTTGGAGGACGTCAGCGTTGGCGTGCTGCGCGAGCTTCGCGCCGGCGCGGTGCGCGTCCAACGTTTCGGTGCGGGCGATCGTCAAGGCCCTGGTGAGACCACCGTTGAACTCACCCTCGGTGCGTTGCAGCATCCGGCGGGCCGTCTCCCGAGGGTTCACACCGGATGACAGGCCGCGGACGAGTTCCCGCTTGACCGCGGCGGTCGCTTCGCTCGACAACGGCTGGGTCAGGGCTGTGATCTGCTCCGTGGCGCGCCGCACGATCGCGTCGATCGCGTCCCGGTCGACCCGTGACCAGCTGACCGCCAAGCCCTGCCCGTCAGGGGGGAGTTGGCTGCTGATCAGGCTGTGCTGCGCGGTGCCGGCGGCGTCGATGACCGCGCGGAGGTCCCCGACGATCAGGACATTCGCGTCAGCAGCCAAGGTGCCGAGTTGGTCGGCGATGACGTGCAGGGCGCGGGTGAGGCGTTCCGATCGTCGGACCATCGCCCGGGTGATCCGGTCTTCACCGGCTGCGTCAGCCAGGTCGGCCAGGGCCCGCTCGAGGTCACCAGCGACCTCATCCCAGGCGCGGGCCCAGGCGGCGACGAGGTCGTGGGTCTGCCGGTTCGTGATCTGCTCGATCTCGAGGCGCAGTGCGTCGGTGAGCCGCAGGGTCTCGTCGCTGATGCTCATTCAGCGCAGGAGTTTCGGGACCCGCAGGCGATGTGCCTCAACCGGTCCGTCGTTGAACGACGAGAACAAGCACGTCAGGTGCGGAGCCTGGTGCGCTGCAGCCCACACACCGACCGGGGACGGCCCGGCATCGGTCGGCTGGATCGACCTGAGAAGCGCCCGGTCCCCGCACGCCCAGCAATGGACCCCGACCGCCTCGATCCGGATCCGCAACTCCACCCGGACGATCACGCCACGGCCGCCGCTGGGTCCTGCCCGGCCCGGAACTGCCGCACAGCCTCCGCTCCCGCAGTCACCTGCGCTGCCAACCCGGGGTCGAGGAACGTCCCGTCATCGGCGGTCAAGTCCGCCATGATCTCGTCCACGTTCTCAGCCCCAAGGGCCAGCAGCAGCCACCGGCAGATCATCTCCGGCGGAACCCGACCGGTGCCGTCCGCCGCAACGATCGCGTCGACCAGCTCCTTGACGTCGTGCTCCAAGATCGAGGGCCACTCGATGTCAACCGACCGGTCCGCATCCCCGGCGAGGGTGATGACCTCCCGGCCGTACTCGTCCCGCCCGACCGTCCCACGCAACACACCCCGCGGGGCCTTCACAGCCTGGTCGACGACGTAGTCGCACAGCTGCCGGTAGAACCCCGAGTACATCTCGCGGCGCGACTGCATCGCGAGCTCCGTCGGCCGGTCCAGGGTCTTCGCCGTCGCGAGGTTCCCCATGTCCGCGTCGCCCATCAGGATCGTGTACGGGATGTCCATCGCCGCCGCGACCATCATCGCGAGGGGCCGGCCACTGTCCGCGTCGAGCGTCGCACCCGTCTTGCTGATCGGGGTGAGGTCCGCCGTGCCGTCGGAGATCATCGCCTGCCCGGCACCGGGCACGTTCCGGGGCGGCAACCCGCCACTGACCGTCGGTGCCTCGACCGCGGCGCGCATCGCACTGACCCGACCGAGCTTCGCCTTCCCCTTCCACGCGAACTTGCTCAGGGCCTTCGCGAGACTCGCCCAGTCCTCGAGGAACCCCTTGTACGCGCGGGCCCACGACAGGGCCGAGAACACCTCGGAGACACCGAAGTCCATCCCGTCCAACCCACCGGCCTTCAGGTGCAGCACGGGGGAGTCCCACATAACCTCAGCCGGGCCGAGCTGCTTCATCCGGGTCTGCGGCCGGTACCCCAGCGCGGGGTAGAACGCGGTCTGCAACTTCGTGCTGATCGACCCTGTCGCAGGGTCGATGGTGGTGGCTGTCCACTCCCGCTTGTAGAACCACCGTTCCTCACGGTCCTGCGGGTTACTGATGACCTGCGTGACCTCAGACCACGGGATTGACCGGACCTGCACCCGACCGGTCAGCGGTTGCGTGAACAGGGCGAAGAACAGGTTCCCGTCGAGCTGCAACGCCCGGTCCTTGTCCTGCCGCGCGTCATGCCCGAACAGGACCTGCTGGTTCATCGGGTCGTCCATGAACGCCTGCACGAGCACGTTCACGTCCTCGTCGCGCGCTGAGACCTCCACACCCTGACCCCAGGTGTAGAACATCCGGACGTTCACTGCCCGCTGGATCAGGGGGTTCGCGAGCCAGTTGAGGCGGGCGGATGCCGCGATCTCGATCAGGCCCTGGCGGGTGAACTGCAACTGCCGCGCGTACCCGTCGAGGCGCAACCAACCGCGGTTGTCCTGCTCGAGCTCAGCGATGCTCTCGGTGAGGAGCAGGTTCGTTTCCTGCTCGGCCCGGAGCGCCTCGGACAAGGAGTCGACCTGGGGGCTGTCGCTCATCGACGCGACGGCACTGCCACGGAGCCGGTCGAGGAGGCTCACTGGTCACCCGGTCCGTCGTACACGATGAACGCCACGACCGCCGCGCCCGCCGCTCCAGCACCGATCAGCCACCCGAACAGCCGGACCTCGAACGTCACCCGGGGCTTGCGCATGCTGGGCCTCCGGGGTCGGTGGTGCGTTGCTGGGGCAGGTGGAGTCGCAGGTCCAGCAGGTCGTGGAGCTCAATCCACCTCATGGCGGCGATGCTCAGCTGGTCGGCGTCGATCGCCGCGAGGTACTCGCCGTGCAACGCGACGAGTTGGGCGTCGCACTCCGCGATTGTCATCGTCATGCCTGGTCCCCTCGGAGGGGTCCCGGCTAAATGTCGGGGCCGATGCTGACGTGCTCATCCCACTCGTACAGCTCGTCCGCGCTGCCCTCGGTGAGGTCCTGCCAGGACCAGTACGCGGCGTCGACGAGGTCATACGGCTTCGAGCGGGGGAAGCGCCGCAGGGCCCGCTCGAGGACCTCATGCGTGCCCAGGACGTGGACGACGTGGGCGGTCTCGTAGTCGTGGAGCATCTGCGCGGCCCGATGAGTCTTCGACCCGCGCCCTCCAGCGCCGGCCTTCGCGGACGTGAACCCCGGGACGGGCAGGTCGAGCCACTGCGGATTCTCGGACAGGACCTTCGCCAACGCC